ACAACAAAGTTATCAGTAAGATAGACTTTGAGTTAGCTTATCATCAAAGTTACTTGCTTAGTAACGCTGAGAGATCCGAGTTATCGGATACACTAGAGCGTATAGTAAATCATGAGATCAACTATGATAACGTTACTGAGTACCTTAATAGTCATAGACAACGCTGCCTAGCAGGCGAGATGGCTAAGATTGCACTAGATGTAGAGGAAGGTACTGTATCTGTTGTAGAACTACAAAATAAAATGAATGAGCTTGAGGCTACTAAACAAGTAGCTCAAAAGGTTGAGTCAGTAAACATGAATCTTGTTGACCTATACAACACACAGATCGCTACACCGGGGCTAAGGTGGAGATTAGAATGGCTAAACAAATCATTAGGTTCACTACGTAAGGGTGACTTTGGTTTTATATTTGCAAGACCAGAGACAGGTAAGACTACCTTCTTAGCTTCAGAGATGACTCACATGATCACACAAACAGAGGGTGATATACTGTGGTTTAATAATGAGGAGCAGGGTAAGAAGGTAGCAGTACGTTGTTATCAGGCACTACTAGGTATGACTCATAAGGAATTGTTTAAAGATTTAGAAATGAATGCTCAACAATACACAGAGATGATAGGTGATAGGCTAAAGATATATGATTTCGAGGACTCATGTAAGGCTAAAAGGATTGAGGATATAATACAATCAACTAACCCAGCGTTAATAATCTTTGATCAGATGGATAAGATTAAGGGATTCAAGTCTGATAGATATGATCTGGAACTTAAGGCACTGTATCAATGGGCACGAGAGATTGCTAAGAACTATGCCCCTGTGATAGCCGTTAGCCAAGCTGGAGGTACAGGAGAAGGTAAGCTATGGTTGACAATGGATGATGTAGACAGTAGCAAGACTGCGAAGCAAGGTGAAGCTGACTGGATACTAGGCATAGGTAAGGAACAAGACAACACCAGCAACATGAGATTCCTAAACATCAGTAAAAATAAATTGTTAGGTGATAGTGATACATCCCCTGACTTACGGCATGGAAATACAAACGTATTAATTAAACCAGAGATAGCGAGGTATGAAGACTTATGAACTACTTAGTACTAGATGTAGAAACAAGTATTAAAAATAAAGGTAATCCTTTTGATCGAGACAATAAGCTCATGCTTGTTGGCTTACTAAATGATAAAGAGACAGCAGTATTTGATATAGAATACTCCGTTGACCCCTACAAGGAATTGCTAAACAACATTCAATTAGCCGTGGATGCAGCAGATGTGCTTGTAGGGTTTAATATTAAGTTTGATTTACACTGGCTAAAAAGATATGGTATTGACTTTAGTAAGAAAAGAGTATGGGATTGTCAGTTAGTAGAGTTTATACTCGGATCTCAATTGACACCATACCCCTCACTTAATGCTGTATCTGAGTACTATGAACTAGGTAGTAAGCTTGATGAAGTCAAGGAAGACTACTGGAAGAATGGTATTGATACTAATGCAGTACCCTTGGATCTCTTAACAGAGTATCTAATACGTGATGTAGAACTAACAGAGAAGGTCATGGCTGAACAGATGAAACGTTTAGCTGATAAGCCTGAGTTACGCAGGTTAATAAGTCTACACAATCAAGATCTACTTGTGTTAGAAGAGATGGAATACAACGGTCTGAAATATGACTATGATAAATCAACTGTACTAGGAGATGAACTTGAAGAACAAATATCGAAGCTTAATACGAGGCTCTATGATTATCATTCTTACGATAATTTTAATCCCAATTCTAACCAGCACCTATCTGCTTTTCTTTATGGTGGGAGCATTAAAGAACGTTTTCAACATGCCATTGGTCATTACAAAACTGGCGAACGAGCAGGCGAAGTCAAGTATAAATGGGATGAAAGGAAAAAAGAATTCCCAAGACTCATCAGACCAATAAGTGGTACTGAGTTATCTGTTGAAGGTTTCTATAGTACCAATGAAGAGACTCTTCGTAAGCTTAAGCCTACTATAGAGGGTAAAAAAGTATTAGAAATTATTTTAACAAGATCAACCTTAGAGAAAAGAAAGACTACATACTACCAAGGCTTGGTCAAATTAATTGATGAGATGAACTGGGAAACAGATAGAATCCATGGACAACTCAATCAATGTGTAGCAAAGACAGGCAGGCTAAGTAGTAGTAAGCCTAACCTACAGAACTTTGACGGAGAGATCAAACATCTCTTTACAACTAGATACGGAGAAGTATAATGTCAGATGATAGCAGAATAAATTGGACTGAAGAAGAAGATGAAGCCTTTGAAGCTTTAGAACATAAACAAGCACAAGAAGAAGCACATAAACATTTTGTAATACAAGAGTTTGCTGCTCTTATCTTAGCTGATGGACCAGCTACAGTGCTGGGACAGATGGAGAAAGATGCACAGCATGAGATCCGTCAATCAGTATTACATGAGTACATGGAAAGACTATCCATGGCTAACCAAGGACTATAACATGTTATTAAATGCAGATGCTAAGCAATTAGAATGGGTATGTGCTGCTTATCTATCACAAGATAAGGTAGCTATAAAAGAAATCAATGATGAGTTAGATCAGCATACAGATAATCAGAAAAGGTTTGGACTACCAGATAGATTAACTGCTAAGACCTTCGTCTTTAGATTAATCTATGGTGGTAGTGCATTCAGTTATGCCAATGATAATAATTTTAAACACATAGGCAATGAGGCATTCTGGCAGAAAGTTATTGATGAGTTCTATAAAAAGTATACAGGGTTAAAGGATTGGCATGATGAGATCTTCTTTCGTGCTAAGAAGGATGCAAAGCTAACGATGTTAACAGGTAGAGAATATAAATATCCTCCTGTTATAAATGCTTTTGGTAAGCTTAAGTATCCTCGCACCCGCATCCTTAACTACCCTGTGCAAGGCTTGGGTGCTGACCTTATGGCAATCGCTAGAGTGTCATTGCGTAATAGGTTAGCAGACATGGAAGGAGTTAAGTTAATAAATACTGTACATGATAGTATCATGCTTGACTATGATCCAGAGGTGTGTTATACTAATAGTATAGTAGAGATAGTTAACAACTGTTTCACTGATATACCAAAGAACTTTAATAAGTTATTTGGAAAAGAATTCAACCTTCCTATGAGGGTTGATGTACAAGTAGGTACCTCTTGGGGTAACCTAGAAGATGTTTAATAAAAGGAGAAGTTATGCAAGTAAATGTAATTGATGTGGCAGCGATCCAAACTCATTCAGCAAAGAATGGTAGACAATACCAATCTATTGAAGTAATGTACAAGAATGATGCGGGTCAAGCCCAAAATAAAAAGCTTATGTCCTTTGCTAACCCAGCTGTATTTAAGGCATCCCAGACATGGGCAAAGGGTGACGTAATACATGTAAGCACAGAAAAAGATACATCAGGATATTGGCAATGGACAGCAGTAGGTGAGGCAGGTACCGTGGAAGACAAGCGTGATGATGGTACTGCTCAAGGTACTACACCTAATACTGCAGCCGCTAGCACAACAACTAGAGTTTCAGGTAGTAACTATGAAACTAAAGATGAGCGTGCTGCTAGGCAAGTAATGATAGTCCGTCAATCATCATTAAGTAATGCTATAGCTACACTAAACATTAAGGGTACTAAGGATTTAACTGAGTCTCCCTCTAGTGCTGTAATAGCTTTAGCTAAACTGTATGAAGGTTTTGTACTAGGTGAAGTAGCCAATGGTGCAATGGATATTACTGATCTAGCTGATGACATACCCTTATAGGAGATACACATGACACAGAAACAACAAAGAACCTACATTTCATTAGGAATATTCTTTCTAATACTTGTAGGATTAGGTACTATGAACAAGAATCAAGAGCTTATGGTAGTTACTAATACTAATCTACCTGAATCTTATGTAGCTACTCAACCTTTATTGCCAGCCCTTACAGGTGATTCAATACTAACTGTTGCACAGCTACCAGCATTAGAAGCTTTACCAAGTATCAATGGTATAACTGTAACAACAGCAGATGATCTACCTGCACTGGTTACTTATGAGTTATCTGAACTATCAGGTGATCCAGTGTTATCAGCAGATGACTTACCTCATCTAACTTTACCTTCTTTGGAAGGATAGTATGCTAGCATTAATTGATCATGATCTAGTAGTCTTTCGCTGCGCTGCAAGTGCAGAGAATGATGATCTTGGTATAGCTATCTATAGAGCTGAAGCTTTATTAGACGAACTACTTACTAAGACAGGGTGCACAGAGTATCGTGCATTCCTATCAGGTAAGTCTAACTTCAGGAAGACTATATATCCTGAGTATAAAGCTAATAGAACAGCACCTAAACCTATTCATCTAGCTGCGTTAAGAGAACATGCGTTAGAAAAGATGGGTGCTGAGATGGCTCCAGAAGGATTAGAAGCTGATGATGCCATGGGTATTAATCAAACAGATGATACAGTAATTGTATCATTAGATAAAGATATGTTGATGATACCTGGTAAGCATTTCTCATGGGAGATTAAGGGTAAGGGATGGGTAAAACCTGACACATGGACTGATCAAACAAAGATCGGAGGATTAAAGTTATTCTTTGAGCAATGTTTGAAGGGAGATACTGCAGATAACATCAAAGGTATTGAGAAGATAGGTCCTAAGAAAGCTCAGATCATTCTTGCTGGATGTGAAACGGAACAGCAACTATTTAATGCAGTCCGTGATGCATATGGTAATGATGAAGAGTTTATAATGAATGCCTCTGTCCTATGGATAATGCAATCCTTAGATGACGTATGGAAGGATAGATTTGATGCCTATATTTAAGTCAGGACTTGAAGTAAAAGCTTGGAAGATACTTAAGAAACACATACCAAGAGTTAGATATGAGCCAGATGCTATCCCATATAGACAACCTGCAAAGGAGCGTAAGTACACGCCAGACTTTAAGGTTGCTAATGGTGTATACATCGAAGCTAAAGGGAAATTGGATCTAGCTACTAGACAGAAGATGGTTTGGTTTAAAGATATGCATCCAAGAATTACGATAATATTCTTATTTATGAATCCAGACAATAAGATTACTAAGCGTAGTAAAACAACATATGCTATGTGGGCTGAGAAAGAAGGGTTCATGTGGTTAGACTTTAGGAAGGATTGGATAAATGATTATAAAAAACTATGTAGAGAATGAGGATGGTAGTAGTGATTTTGATTTTAAAGCTGACGCTAAAGAATCAGAGTTTCTAATGTCATTTGCAATTAAAGCTCTCATGCGTGAGGGTATAATTAAGTCAGCGATTGATGAGGAATATGCTCAAGAGATTGACTTACCATTGGAGACAATGCACTAATGAAAAAGCATCTAGTAATTGGAGATACCCAGGTCAAGCCTGGGATTTCTTTATCTTATCTAACATGGATTGGAAAATACATAGTAGATAAACAACCTGATGTTATTGTTATGATCGGAGACTTTGCAGACATGCCGAGTCTTTCGTCATATGACACAGGTAAGAAATCATTTGAAGGTAGAACATACCAGGCAGACATTAGAGCTGCAGTAAAGGGTATGGATACTTTACTAGCCCCGATGAAAGCTCTTAACAAGAGGTTACTGAAGGCTAAGAAGAAACAATATAAACCTAAGATGGTGCTCACTATGGGTAACCATGAAGAAAGAATTAAGACTGCTATCGAGTATGATAGGAAGTTAGATGGTCTTATATCATTTGAGGATTTAGAATATGAGAAGGCTGGTTGGGATGTTTATCCTTATTTG